GCTTCCTGTGATTTGGGACGAAGGTACGGAAAGCCTCTTTGCCGCAGTGCTTGCATTTTGGTTTGGCTCGCGAGCATTTGAGAAGAGTAAGGCGTTACTTGGAAAACAGGAACAGGTTGTCCCATGATTGAACCACGCGAATATGGAGCAATACAAAAGGACCTTGATATGGTTGTTAGTCAAGTCCAGAGGCTCACGGATGAGTATCATGCGTTGCAGTTGGCCGCATCCGAAGAACGTGCAGGTCTACGAAAGTCCGTTGAAGAAGTGCGGGCCATCGCTCAGTCCGTGTGCGGGAAGATACCCGATAACCTCGAAAAACGATTGGTCACGATTGAGCTTCAGTTACAGCGTGTCATCAAAGATACGGAAGAGGAGTTCGTCAAAAAGATGGACTTCGTGGCGCTCCAAGTAGAGCATAATCAAATCAAGCGGTTGGTATGGGGATTCATTATTATGGTCCTCACCTCCGTTATTGGCGGCCTATTAGCACTGGTGGTGCACAATGCCGCTGTCATTACCAAATAAGGGGTGTTCCGTGAAGCCGACTATGAAGATTCTTTACGGGGGAGCGTGGGCTACTATTGTTGCGGCCATTTTCCTCATTTCGCTCGTCACAGTTTGGTTGGTGCGTCCTTATAGAGGCCTGTATGATGTGAACGCACCGTTCAAAGTCGAGCCTGCTGTTGTGCAAGTAGGAGCGCTTCTGCATTACAACGTGCAGTATTGTGTAGACGAAGATTTACCGCTCCCGATCAGTGTATCCCGAGAGATGGAAATGCAGAGCCCTGAGGGATACATCTTTCCTATCGCACCCCCAATCGGCTATCTCATTCAGGAACGATGTGAGAGTCGGGAGTTGACCATCGGTGTGCCTGCATTTGTGCCGTCGGGTGTGTATCACATTCACTATACCACTGCGTTGGAAGTCAATCCATTCCGTGTCATTCGGCAGTCGTTTGTCTCTCAGGAGTTTGAGATTGTGGATGCCATTTCGGGGACGGTCGCAACCAAAACCGAGAAGTAGCTTGACTTTCTCCTGTTAGACCCGTATACTATTTGCTATGAGCTTGTGGCTTGACGAAAAATACCTGCGTTTGTTGTCCCCATCATTGGACCATTACGTCCAGAAGCATCCGCACCTCTTCAATTTTCGCTGCCCGTTGTGCGGAGATTCCGAGCAGAATACACGCAAGGCACGCGGATACTGTTTCCCGAAAACCAACACCCTTATCTACAAGTGCCATAATTGTGGCGTAGCACTGCCGTTCTCCGCGTTTCTCAAACGTGCCAGTCGTCGGCTGTTTGATGAATACATGCTGGAGAAGCTGAAAGAGGAACCGCGGCAGTCGGAGAAGAGTGACGAGGAATCGTTCCTAGACGCTTTCAGGGGTGCGTCGGTGATGCAGTTCCCGAGACCCGGGGGGATGCTAGAACCTCTCTCAGAACCCGGCCTAACCCGTCCGGACCACCCTCTATATCCCGTGCTACTCTACGCACGGAAACGGATGATTCCGATAGCGCAGTTGTCGCGTCTTTGGGCAACAATCCACGCTTATACATATTTGTCTACGCTCGTCGGAGAGGACAAGGCGGCGAAGGTGAAAGACGGCGAACCATACTTGGTGTTGCCACTCTCACTGACTGCGGCACAGATGGGTTGGTATGGAGCGCAGTTCCGTTTGCTCACGCGCAAGGAATACATTACCTACAAGTGGACAGAGAGAGAACCGCTCAAAGTGTTCGGGTTAGACAAGTGGAGTCCGGCAGAGACCACCTATATGGTAGAAGGTCCGCTGGATTCTCTGTTCGTGCCAAATGCGTTAGCCGCGTGTAGCTCCGACCTGATGGGTGTCACGCACATCATGGAAGAGCGTAAAGTCATGGACCCACGGGACGCTCGCGTATTCGTGTGGGACAACGAACCTCGGAACAAAGAAGTCGCACGGCTCATGCGTCAGGCCATCTCACTACGGGAACGAATCGTCATCTGGCCCCGTGAATATCCAAAGGACATCAACGATATGGTGCTAGAGGGGATTGACGTGAACGCAACAATCCAGAAGCACACGTATCAAGGTCTTCGCGCAGAGCTAGAATACCAACGCTGGAAAATCTAATGCTTCATAAACACCACATTGTCCCTCGCTACGCGGGAGGCACTGATGACCCGACTAATCTTGTAGAGTTGACTGTGCCTGCTCATGCTGAGGCGCACCGGTTACTCTACGAACAGCATGGAAAGTTGCAAGATAAATTGGCGTGGTTGTTGTTATCGAGGATGACGGAAGAGGCCGAGCAGACCCGATTAGAAATACTGCGTTCGCCCGAAGTCCGCGCAAAGATGCGTTTGGCGAGGTTAGGAAAGTCGTTGTCTCCCGAAAGTCGTGCAAAAGTGTCGGCATATCAAACTGGTCGGACCCGGTCCGCCGAAACATGTGCAAAAATTTCTGTGGCAAAGAAAGGATGCAAAAATCCTCATCTTGGCCGAGAACGCTCTTTGGAGACCCGTGCGAAAATATCAGCATATCAAACTGGTCGGACCCGGTCCGCAGAAACCCGTGCGAAAATATCGGCGGCCAGAAAACATAAACAAGCACAGAATCAGGAAGGAAACGAATGAGTCCTAATATGTCCACCGAGATGTCAGCGTTCGCTATGGATGTTATGCTGCACAAGTATAGTCATCTTAAGCGCGATGGGTCAAAGGAGTCGTGGAAGGAAATCGCACAGAGAGTTACCAAGAGTGTGATGCACTCGGTTGATGCACCAAAGTCACTTGTAGACAACATCCAGCGTCGAATTGAGGCGCGACAGTTCTTACCGGGAGGACGTTACCTCTATGCGTCCGGACGCCCGTTTCACCAGACGCAGAATTGCTTGCTTCTCCGCGCCACAGACTCCCGCGAGGGGTGGTCGGAGTTGATGCACAACGCGAGCATGGCACTCATGACGGGCGCGGGAATCGGAGTGGACTACAGCGAGATTCGGGCTGAGGGCAAGCCAGTGCGAAAGACCGGGGGATTCGCGACGGGCCCACTGGCGCTTATGCAGATGGTCAACGAAGCAGGAAGGGGAATCATGCAGGGAGGTTCCCGACGTTCCGCGATCTGGGCAGGATTAAGTTGGCGGCACCCGGATTGTTACAAGTTCATCCAAGCGAAGAACTGGATTAAGGAAGTCCGCGACCTCAAGGAAAAGGACTTCAACTTCCCTGCCACGTTAGACGGGACCAATATCAGCGTCCAGCTTGACGACGACTTCTTCAAGGCCTACAACGACGAGAAACACACGCAGCACACACTCGCGCACAGCATCTATTGGGCGGTGGTTGAACGGATGCTCAAGACCGGTGAACCCGGGTTCAGCGTGGATACCGGGAAGAATAGCAAGGAAACGCTCCGGAACGCTTGCACAGAGGTGTCGAGCGCGGACGACTCCGACATCTGTAACCTCGGGAGCATCAACTTTGCACGGATCGATTCGTTGGACGAATTCAAGGACGTGTTAGAGTGTGCGACTGCGTTCTTACTTGCGGGGACGGTCTACAGCGACGTGCCCTATGCGAAGGTAGACATGATGCGGACCAAGAATCGACGTCTGGGTCTGGGTATCATGGGCGTGCATGAGTGGTTGCTGCTTCGGGGGAAGCCTTATGGGAAGGATGACGAGCTAGGTACGTATCTGGAAGCCTACGCGGCGAGCACCGAGATTGCTCACAAGTATGCGGACGAGTGGGAGTTGAGCCGCCCCATCAAGACCCGTGCTATTGCTCCGACCGGGACGATTGGTATTATCGCGGAAACGACGACGGGAATTGAGCCCATCTTCTGCGCCGCTTACAAACGCCGTTATCTCAAGGGAAGCACTTGGAATTGGCAGTATGTGCTAGACCCGACTGCCAAGCGTCTGGTAGAGCATGGAGTGGAACCCGACAAGATTGAGGACGCCTACGTGTTGTCCAATTCATTTGAGAACGTCGAGCGTCGGCTTGCGTTTCAGTCATGGGTGCAGGGATACGTGGACCACGGGATTTCGTCCACGATCAACCTCCCTGCATGGGGGTCCGAGAACAACAATACAGGGACGATGCAGGAGTTCGGTCAGCGTCTCATCAAACACCTTCCCAAGCTCCGGGGAATCACTACATATCCGGATGGTGCCCGTGGTGGGCAACCAATCACCGCCGTTTCTTATCGGACGGCTTCAAAGCACGTCGGGGAGATTTTCGTAGAGTCCACGGACGTATGCGACCTCACTCGCGGCGGCAGTTGCGGAGCGTAACATGACCAAGAGAGTAATCGAATGCCAGGAATGTGGTAACGGCGCGACGATCTACACAACGAGCAAAGAGGACATCACGTTCTGTCCGTTCTGCGGAGAACCGATTCTCCTAGAAGCGCCTGTGCCAGAAGAGGACGACGTGGACGAGTCACCTCTAGAGGACGAGGACGACGACTGGCGCGGCCTATAAGTAAAGGCATGGATGCTGGACACTGGAACATCGATGCGGTAGGCGAGTTTGAACCGGCGGACTATCGGGGGTTCATCTATGAGATCACCCAGAAGTCCACCGGGAAGTCCTACATTGGGAAAAAGGTGTTCCGCTTCAAGCGGAAGAAGACGCTGAAGAACAAGTCCCGCACGAAGGAATCTGATTGGCGGGATTACACTAGTTCTAGCGAACTTCTCAACGAGGCAATAGACGAATGCGGAATGGACGATTTCGAGTTCCGCATTCTCACCCTTTGCACTGGTCAGTGTATGTTGACGTATTGTGAGTTGGAACAGCAATTCGCACATGATGTTTTGCGCGCCCGGCTCCCCAACGGCGAGCGTAAGTATTTTAACAATACGATTGGGCACATGAACTATTCTGGCATAGAAAAGCAAACCCAAGAGGCTTGCCGGAAGCGTCTCGCGCAATCGACTAAATAGAACATCCTCAAATGCCGTTCTTTTCTGTTGACGAGACGGGAAGAACGTGTCATAATGGGGTACAACGTAGACCCGGCGCTGCCAATCACAACGACCGGGTTTCGTATTTCTAGGAGGTTACATGCGTGGATTACTAGCGCGTGTCCTTCTGGTCGGCGTCATCGTTTGTGGACTTTCATCGGGTATCGTATTCGCGCAGGAGCAAGAACTCCTCGTGGCGCGTCCGTTGGAGATCACAGAATTTGTGATGTTGCCACCAGAAACGACAACGTGGTCGTTATCGCAGCAAACAATGTCGGAGCGGGGGATCGAAGTTCTGAAGGTTTTTGAGTCGTTCACCGCGAAGGCATATCGGGATGGTAAGGGATACTCTATCGGATACGGAATGCAGACGTGGAACGGCCGTCGAGTAACACGACGGTACCCAGGTCGCGTCACGATGGAAGAGGCTCATGCGGAGTTTATACGGCAGTTGCCCACGTATGAGCAGATCGTGCGGGAGCTTGTGGGTATAGACGTTCCGCAGGAAGTGTTTGATGCGTTTGTTAGTATCGCGTGGAACTTGGGACGGGTGAACGATACCATTTTGAACAAGTTGGAGCAGCAAGCGGCAATGACAGTTCGGGACTTTCTCTCGACAGCACGTTACCGCGGCCGAGTGGATTGGCGATTACAGGGGCGACGGACACGGGAGTTCTTGATGGCACTGGGTAACTACGAACAGGCCATGATGCTACCAGCGTCTCGACGTGAAGTGAACTTGTCTGTGCGGGAGTTGAGCGCACATCGTTTGTTCATCTTTGAGGAATAGTATGGAAATCATCAAGGCTCATGCAACGTTGATATCAGAGATTCCGGAGAATGAGAACCCACTCCGGATGTTGGAGCGAATTGGTCGGCTCGCGTGGAAGTCCGAGGACAAGATGACCGAGGATTCCGCGCCCCGTTTCGTGAGAATGATTCTGGACAAGAAGCACGAGTCTGTCATTGAGCACCTCTCCGCGACGGTCAAGTTCGTGGTGGACCGCGGTGTGTCGCATGAGATTGTGCGACATCGCATCGCGTCCTACACGCAAGAGAGCACTCGGTATTGTAACTACAAGCGCAAGGGGGTCGTGTTCATCAAGCCCCCGTTTGAGACGGAAGAGAATGAGGCGTTGTGGGTTAAGGCGATGGGTGTGGCGGAAGCTATATACCTCCAGATGATCGACAGCGGTGTCAAACCACAGATTGCTCGGTCGGTGCTCCCCAACAGCTTGAAGACGGAACTCATCATGACTGCCAATCTACGAGAGTGGCGGCATTTCTTCAGGCTCCGGACGGACCCAAGCGCACATCCTCAATTCCGAGAGGTGTCGGTCCCGTTGTTGGTAGAGTTCAAGCGCGTGTATCCAGTCATTTTCGATGACATTAATCCCGACTAAGAGAGTCGTATAAATACGAACATGCGAAGATACAGAACAGCCCGGTATTACGATGAGTGCGGCTGTTGCTGTGGTGGTGGCGAGGACGAAGAGATGGACGAGTTTTGGGAATTCCTAGTCGGCCTATTTCAACGCCACAAGCGACGTGCAGTTGGATTTCGTTGGACGGTTCAAACAGACGGGGGAACGATTCAATTCACGCCCCAATCAGGAGACAAATCGATGGCATTGCTACTTATAGATACCCAGAAAGTTACCCTTAGCATTCAGCCGGTGGATGCGAAGGGATATCCCGCAAAGGTTGACGGTGTTCCCGTGTGGTCCGTGTCTGACGGCAGCGTGGCGAATCTCGTGCCGGCAGCGGACGGTCTAAGCTGTGAGGTGCTCGCGGGATTCCCGGGTACAGCACAGGTTGTGGTTGAGGCTGATGCGGATCTTGGAGAGGGCGTAACGCCGTTGTCCGGGACGCTAGACCTCATCGTTGAGGCAGGAGCAGCGGTAAGCCTCGTGGTGACCGCGGGCGTTCCTTCCGAGCAGTAATCACCCAGGAAGACGGGAGTGGCCTTGTAAACCACTCCCGTCTACCATTATGAAAAAGCTGATTCTCGCGTTGCTGTTCTGTCTCACTGTTGTTGCTTCCGCGACAACACAGACGTTCTACAATCCGACGACGTTAGCGTTTGAGCATGATGATTACGATATCACGGATCATTATGTCGCGGAATTCTGGATTGCCCCCGCAACTGGGCAGCCGCTCGTAACGCGAGTGGTCGCGCAGGACGTTCCAAAGTCCAAGGTCACTATCGGGTCTCCGGGCCCTCCTGTGGTCTACAACCTGTTGTTCAAGGACATTCCCGTGTTCCTACCATTTGGTAAGAGCTACGTGTTGCGTCTCATCGCGTGCGGCACAACCGAGTGTGGTGAATCGAGCGAAGTGACTCCGGAGCAGGTGCGGTATACATACTGTAAGGCGACACCAACGTCAGTGCGTCCTTTGACGATTGTGCAGGGCACGCAGGCGAACGGGTCACCAAGTGGTTATGTTCCGGTGGTGCTCACGATAGATTCTGTGCGTCCCGTGACATCGATTTCAGTTTCGTTAGTTGGCTCCGGGCAACCGGCATTCTACTTTACAGGCGACGATATGCGAAATACCATTACGCTCTCATTAGGACCACTGCCCCGTGCGGGACGATACCTGATGAATATCTCCGCCGCGGACGAAGCAGGATGTTCAGCCTCCCAAGCGTCAGTGTTCCTCACTGTCCGCTAAATACCGGCAAGTCATCCGGCAAAGTTTCTAAAATAGTGCTTGACACGGCAGAATTGCTGTGTTATACTGTATTTCGTTGAGTCGCTGAACGTGTTCAGTGCAAAGTTTTGGGCGCGTCATATAATGGGATTATGCTACGTTTGCACCGTAGTCATGCGGGTTCAATTCCTGTCGCGTCCACCAAGATGGGGGTAATGTGGGTTCGATTCCCACCGGGTTAGGATTGATAATCCTGCTTGATTGATGCCCAAGTTGGTGTAACGGAGCCGCGGCTCCTAGACAAGTGCCGTCGTCTAACGGCAGGACGCCCCCGAGTTATGAGCAACATCTTTATCGTCAGTGATACTCACTTCGGACAGGAAAGCATCCTGCGTTTCCTGACTCCTACGGGAGAACGAATGCGTCCGATGTGGGAGACCGCGGATGAGATGGATGAAGCGCTGGTTGAGAATTGGAACAAGGTCGTTCGTCCGCAGGATAAGGTTTACCATTTGGGCGACGTGTCCATGAAGCGTCACAAGATTGAGGTCGTGGGACGTTGCAACGGACACAAGCGACTGGTGCGAGGGAATCACGACATCTTTCCGATGAAGTATTACCTCCCGTTCTTTGACGAGATTTATGGAACGCGGGTCTTTGACGACATGATTCTGTCGCACTTTCCGATTGTGCTGGACAGCATCAAGGACCGTTGGACATGCGTTCACGGACACGTTCATAACAACGTGCGCCCGGGGCACCTGGGACCGAAGTATCTGAACGTTAGCATTGAAGTGACGGAGTGGCGACCGCTTGCTATCGAGGAAGTTCGGCAGCGGATTCGCGCGGCGCGGGAGGCGGCGGAGCGAATTCAAGAGGCGTTAGATCACGGGGTCATCCTGTAGCTCCGCCGCCTCGGAGGATATCATGGGAGAGAAGCGTTTTTCGGATTTTGAGTGGGAGCGTGTTGACTGGGCCAATGGAAAGCACGGCTGGGTCAAGCTGGATAACGGCTGGGTCGTGTCCGTGGTGTGTCACAAGTATTCGTATGGGGGTCCGCAGGGTCTCTACGAGGTGGCAGCACTATGGGACGATGAGCTAGTTCAGTTGTCCGACGAAGCAGACCAGGTCAAGGGCTGGCTGGACGAGCAAGGGGTTCAGGAGTTCGTGAACAAGGTTGCTGCACTGAAGCCTGGTAAGGTTCAGTTCAAGAGTATCATGAAGTAGAGTTTGGGGCGTAATCTCCCGGCGCGTTGGCGCCAGTGAAAGCGAGTGGAGTCCTCTTTGATGGGGTTGCCCCGACGATTTGTCCCTGTCGTTCAACGGAATAGGATACGACGCTACGAACGTCATGATAGAGGTTCAATTCCTCTCGGGGACACCATCGGACGATAGCTCATCATTAGTAGAGCAGTCGGTTGATAACCGACAGGTGGAAGGGGCAGGGCCTTCTCGTCCGACCAGTTATGTTCAAGGATAGCTTAACGGTAGAGCGCGAAGCTGTTAACTTCGGAGATCGTGGTTCGAATCCACGTCCTTGAGCCAAATTCGCCGTTGTAGCTCAACAGTAGAGCGGCAGGTTGAAGCCCTGCGCGTAGGTGGTGCGACTCCATCCAGCGGCACCAATCGGTCAGGGACAGCGTAAAAGTGCGCTGGCGTGAACTGCCATGGTCCCGAGTCGGCGCACAAATCACTTGACAAATACAATGTCCTGTGAGATACTAGCCACAATCAAACGCGCCCAGAGCGCACACGGAGAGACATCATGAGATACACAGCAGGCGATGGCGTCACATACGCAGTCACGTTTGTTCATTCAGCACACGACATCAAGCACACGCTTCCGGGCGCCCCGGGCGGTCTTCGGCAGATCGTTGACGGGCTCGCCAAGAGCCTTCGCCGGCGCGTGACGCTGTGTGAGATCGCGCGGTTGGACCAGACCGAGACACTGGACCCGTTGACCACGGACTTCATTCCGACATTCACGACAGTCCCGCTGTCCTACGGGTTCTCGGTCTGCCATTACTTTGACCAGTTCGTCAAGGCGCAGGGTCGTGCGCGAGCGTTCGAGCGAGCCCTGCGAGCGTCAAAGTTGGACAACTTCATTCGGGCAGAGCTTGACAGCGCCTTGCGTTTGGGTGTCTAACACATCGCCCGGTTGACCCGGGCAACAAGATGCGTGAGCCAGGTAGAGGGGGTTCGTTGGTACCGGCGGGGATAAACCTCCGAAACGCATCGTCATTACCGCACCTGGTCCGAATCATAACGGCGTAGTCGACGCAACATGAGGCACCCCGGAGAGACGGGGACTTTGAAATCTGGAAGGTCAATCCGACGGCCGGCGACGGAACTTGTCTTGAAAACAAGCGAGCCTAAACAGCCTTGGGAGTTCGATCCTCTCACCTTCCGCCAAGATGTTTTCGGCCCGTGGCGGAATCTGGCATACGCGCAAGCCCGAGGAGCTTGTTTCTGTGGGTTCGACTCCCACCGGGCCGACCAGAAACAGTGGGGGACGTAGAATTACGCAGAGAATGCCGGATGCTCAGAATGCTTTGTGAGAGGCGCCCCGGAAATCACGCTGCGGACAGCTTGGGACGCGGTTTTCTACTGTCAGCTAATCCGTGACGCACGGGAACACCCCAAAGCGTCCCAACTCTAAATGCGGATATGATGCTACAACGATTTGCTCAATTCGTATCAGAGGATTACGTTCCCGAGGAATATGTCATGAAGCCGGTCCCCGCCAAGGCCGCGTCGGACTTGCTCATGAAGTATCATTACTTGGGACGTTTGCCGCGAGCAACGGTGGTCGTTTGCGCCGTGTTTGACGGAGACAATCCTGAGCCCGTGGCAGCGGTGTTCTTTGGACATCCAGCGACCAAGTGGTCGGTGCCCGTGCTGGAACTGACGCGACACGGTTCATCGTCCGCGAATGTGGTCAAGAGAGCGAATCCTGACCTTGAGATCGAAAAGCACGTCGCTGAAGGGAAGTATCTCTACTGGCGTGCATTGGATGGGAGAGCGGAGAAAGACGCCAAGACCGTTGGGCTGGAAAAGAACCCATACCCCAAACCCGGTCAGTAAGCATTATGGTGGTTGGAGACAGATAGCGAGTCGACAGGCTGTGAACCTGTTCACTAGCGGGAGCGTTACCCGTCAGCCACCCCACAAAACGTGTAGAGCAATTATTATGGACGCTAACGGGGTTAACGTCTATAATAATAGACATTACGGAAGCATGACAGAGCCAGGTAATGTGCCTGTTTGCTAAACAGAGACCATCCTGAAAGGGATGCGGACGTTCAAATCGTCCTGCTTCCGCCATTTGAAAGAAGGGTAGTTGTATGTCGCAGTGGGGTATGGGAGTGATGATCAACATGTTGTGTGGTGAAGACCGCGGCACGAAACTGCTCGACGAGGCCGTTAACGGCAAGAAGAAGATCGCCGCGCTGTCACTTGACGCGGACGAGGGGCTTCGCGTGGAGTTCAAGGACGGGACCAAGTTCCGCATTTGGGACAATGGTCAGTCCTGTTGCGAGCGCCGCTACATGACGACAGATGACGACCTGAAGCATTATGTCGGGAGCACGATTCGCGACGTGGAGCTTGCGGATGCTCCGGGTAATGAAGATGAGTATGGTGAGTGCCACGAGGTTCAGTTCCTTCGCATCAAGACGACGAAGGGGACGCTGGTGTTGGAGTCGCACAACGAGCACAACGGCTACTATGGCGGATTCTACATCGTCATCACGGCCGAGTAAGAGCCGCGCCGGGTACGCTCCCGGCTAGTCAGGGGAGGGTGAACCCCCGATGATTGAAGCCCCGTAGCGGATGGGGCAAACAAACGCCCGATGGTAAGGTTTACCCGTGTGGGAGCCACGTTAGGAGGCAACGGGGGAGCGATTCGAAGCGCGTCGATCCCGACCTCCACTTCCATCATATCGGGGCGTAGCGTAGAGGTCACGCGCTCGGTTCGGGACCGAGATCACGCAGGTTCGAGTCCTGCCGCCCCGACCACTTTGGAGAAGACGATGGGCGACAGCGAATTTCGAGAGTTCAACAAAATCCCGCGATTGAACCGGGATTGTATCATCACCGAGAAGATCGACGGCACGAACGCCCAGATTTTCATTGACGAGACGGGCCTCGTGCTTCGTGCGGGGAGTCGTTCCCGCTGGATCACACCAACGGAAGACAACCACGGATTTGCGAAGTGGGTCGAGGAGCACCGGGAGGAGTTACTCAAGCTCGGACCGGGACGACATTTCGGAGAGTGGTGGGGTTTTGGCATCAACCGGGGCTATGGTCTCACCAAGGGTGACAAGCGGTTCTCCTTGTTTAATACGTCACGGTGGAAGACGATCTGCTCGGATGCCGAGGGACTAACTCCCCTGCCTGGATGCTGTGGAGTTGTGCCGATTCTCTATTCAGGACCGTTCACGACGAACGCGGTAGAGAATGCTGTCGCGGAACTCCGCGCAACAGGAAGTGTTGCGGCACCCGGATTCATGAAGCCAGAGGGTGTGGTGGTTTACCATGTCCACGGCAACTGTATGTTCAAGGTGACGCTGGAAAACGATGAGATTCCGAAGTCCGTGCTTGACAAGCAGCGGAAAGTGTGAGATACTGTTAATGTTCGTCGGGGAATAGCCTAGCCTGGCCAAGGCGCTTGCTTTGGGAGCAAGAGACCGGGGGTTCGAATCCCTCTTCCCCGACCATCCTTTGGGGTATTTATGAAGTTGAAAGTGAGAAAGCAAGTGAGCGAATCGTCAAGTGCGAAGAGCGGTGGCATCGGATTCACGGGATTGTTGACGATTTTGTTCATCGGTCTCAAGCTGACTGGCTACATCGACTGGAGTTGGTGGTGGGTGCTGTCCCCGATCTGGATTAGCTTCCTGCTCGCTTTCGTCATCACCTTGGTCGCGGTGATCGTTCTTGCGTTGGAGAAGTAACATGCAGGAACAAGACGACAAACTCGTCTATGAGATTGTAGATAGCGAACGTCCGGAGAACAACGTCATCGTTGACCCGAATGCGGGCCCGGTTCCGGAGACCCCGGAGCAGATCGCAGCACGTCGGGAAGAGATGTACCAGCGAGCGGCCCATGCGGCTCGGATTCTCCTGGCCGAGAAGATCAACAAGCGTCGGGAGAAGGAAAATCTTCGGGCGCTCAAGGGACGAGTTGCCAAGCGTCGAAAGAGGGAAAAGCTAGCCAAGGCGTCCCGTAAGCGGAACCGGTGAACTTCGCGCATATATACCTATTGCGCGGCAGGCGCTACGAGTGCCCGGGTGACGGAATTTGGCATACGTGCGTGGCTTAGAACCACGATTTTGCAGGTTCGACTCCTGTCCCGGGCACCAACTTTTTACTTGACAGCGCGTGTGAAAAGAGTTATATTGAATAC